CCCTTTAAATGGAAAATCAATTTCAAGCCATTTAATTGCGGAAGTTGCTTGGCTGCGTGGATTGCACCAATACACTATTTCGCACCTGAATTAATCCAAAATATTACGTCAACAATTTTTATTGCAGGATTTTTAGCACCAATTGTTTCAAAATTAATATGGAAATTATGGAAATAAAATTAGAACACCGCGATTGGTTGGAAGCCAATATTGGTAATTATGAAAGCGCAAAGAATGGTTATATTCGCAACCTTGAATTTGCCGAACTTCAAATGTACGAACATATTTACAGGTTATATTTAGACCCTAATTTTTTATTATCTGTTTGGTGCGGTTCGTGTAAGTACGAAATGATTATGCGTTTGTATAAATGGTATGAGCAACAACCTAAAAGTTTACCAATAGAAAACATTATATTTGAAAATAAACCTTCTGAAAATGACCAAAGATTAGGAATTGAATTAAATAAACCTGAACCGAAGAAACGCGGACGTAAACCAAAAGCAAATGGCTAATTTTATACACCCAACCGCCATAATTGGCGAAAACGTTATTTTAGGCGACAACAATTACATTGGCGCTTATTGCATTATTGGCGACCCGGCTGAACACAAAAAGTTTTGGGGTCACGAAAAAGGGAAGGTTATTATTGGCGACAATAATATAATTACGGGATTGGTTACAATTGACGCAGGTACAGAATACGACACATTTATTAGAAACAATTGTTTTATTATGAAACACGCGCATATCGGACACGATTGCCGTATTTGGGATAATGTAACAATTTCCTGCGGCGCAAAGATTGGGGGACATTCAATAATTAAAGAATATTCAAACATTGGATTAAATGCAGTACTTCATCAGTTTAGTATAATTGAACAGGGTTGTATGATTGGCGCAAGTGCTTTTTTTAAAGGTCAATCAAAAGAATATAGTAAATACGCCGGTGTACCTGCAAAATATCTTTCACCAAATATAAAATTATGAACGAATTTGACAAATGGCGTGAACGCTACGATACAATGACAATTGATGAGCAAATAACTTATCATAATGAATTAGAAGCACGTTATCCTGAACAAAATCATTATAACTATGATAACGTAAAGGAAGCTTTATTGTTATGTAATAATGCAGTTGTTTTGGAATTCGGAACTTGGAAGGGCGATTTAGCTAAACAAGCTATGCAAGATTTTAACATATTAGAATGGTATGGTATAGAAATTTGCGAAGCTGCAATTCGTTCAACTAAATGTAAAGAAGTTAATTATATTAAGCCTACAAAATTTGATTGGTTTACAGATAAAAGAACAATAAAAGCCGATATTATTATTGCAACACATTTTATTGAACATTTAAGCAACGACCATTTTGAACAATTAGCTAAATATTGCAAAGGGGTTAAATACATTCATTTTGAATCACCTTTGACAGACGAAGGTAATAATTGGGTTGGTTACGAGGGTACACACAAACTTACAATAGGTTGGGATAAGATAAACGAAATAATGAAACAAAATGAATATAGTTTAATTATTGATAAACCCGAAAGCAAAACATATATAAGTTATGAATATAGCCGTAATATTATTAACGCAAAATAGGTCAGACCTAACAAAACAAGTTATTGACAGGAATTTTTACAATAGCGGTCACGACGCGCATTGTTATCTTATTGACAATGGAAGCGACGAAGAACAGTTTACCGAAATACAAAAATATTACAATTGGCATTATTCAAATTGGTCACTTCATAAAAGGGGTATTGCCGCAGGTGTCAATTTTGGTTTATCCATAACACAGGAATACGACGGCGTTTGTCTATTGGCAAATGACATACTTTTACCAACCAATTGGTTGAAAAGTTGGGTTATGTTTTCAAAACAAGTGTCAAAAACAGGGATTATTGGCATACATTGCGTTGAAGAATTGCCGCCATTGGTTGACGGAATTCATAAAACACACGTTCCATTTGGCAATAACTTCTTTACAAGGGAATTAATTGACACGATTGGCGGTTATAATACCGAATACGACCCGTACGGAATGCAGGACAGGGATTATGCAGAACGCGCAATTATTGCCGGGTTTACCAATTACTATTTACCCGACTTAAAATCAGAACATATTGGACACGACGTTGGCAACGGGACAGAATACAGACGTATGAAGGACGAAAGTTTAGCACGTGCGCAGTCAGTTTGGGAAAAATACCAACCAATTTATCATAATGAAAAACAAATTAAATGCGCATTTTAGCAATTAAACAAGTGGGGTTGGTTATCATAGAATTATGATGCCGTTGGTAAATATGAAGAAGGATTATTGTTTAATGACCGATACAATAAGCGAAGAAACTTTTGAAGGGAATTATGACATTGTTGTTATGAATCGTATGTTGGCAAACATAACGCCCGAACAAATGTTTGAATGGCGCAAAAAGTACGGTTTTAAATTAGTAGTTGACAACGACGATTATTGGAAGCTTGAACCTTCACATATACTTTACGAACATTATGTTGTAAATAACGTTACCGAACAAATATTGGCGTGGATTCGTATTGCCGACCTTTGCACAGTTACGCACGAACGATTAGCTGAAGAAGTTTATCAATACAATCAGAATATTGAAATATTGCCAAATGCGATTCCATACGGCGAAGAACAATTTAAGGATTACAAAACAGAATCAGACCTTGTCCGTTTATTTTGGTCAGGTTCGGGAACGCACGGGAAGGATATGGAAATATTACGTAACCCAATGAAACGAATCAATTTCCCGGTTAAAACTGTAATTGCAGGGTACAACGAAGGCGAAAAGCCAATTTGGGATTCAATGATTGCGGCATTCACTAACGGATTGAAATTGAACCCTAAAATATACAATTACAACGAAGTGACTTCATATATGGCGGCTTATTGCGATTCTGACATTTCACTTATTCCGTTAATTGATTCCAAATTTAATTCAATGAAGTCTAATTTGAAGGTACTTGAAACGGCTGCAAAGAAGAACCCGGCAATTGTTAGCAATGTTGACCCGTACAGGGGGTTTTATCCCGCTTGTCACGTTAACAGTCAAAAAGATTGGTATTATTGGATTAAGTTGTTAACCAAAGACCCTGACGCCCGTAAAAGCTACGGAAATGCGTTGTACGACTATTGCAATAAGAACTTCAACTTGCACGAAGTAAACAAACGCCGTTTTGCTATTTACAATAAACTAATTAGCAATGCCGGTAATTAAATGTTCAAACGGGAAATACAGAATTGGGTCAGGTGCTTGTATTTATGATACAGAAGAAAAGGCAAACAAAGTTTGGGCGGCAATATTAGCTTCAGGCGCTTACGCTGCGGATTCATACACCGATTACCCGGAAGCAGCAACAAACAACGCAAAAAGGGCGTTAAAATATGCAGAAACAAATGGTTGGGGTGAATGCGGAACACCTGTTGGCAAAGCAAGGGCAAACCAATTGGCAAACAAAGAACCAATTTCACGCGATACGATTGCACGAATGGCGTCTTTTCAGCGTCACCAACAAAATAAGGACGTGCCATACGAAGAAGGTTGCGGCGGTTTAATGTGGGACGCGTGGGGTGGAACTGAAGGTATTGAATGGGCGCAAAGGAAATTAAAACAAATTGACAACCAATAATGGAATACTTTATTCAGTTTTATAACTTCAGGATTTCAATTCATTTATTGCCGCGCAATATATTGTTAGGAATAAACATAGGTGAAGCAATTGACGAAAATACAGAATTCCATAATTCAATTGTAATTGGCTTAATATTTGTCGCAGTTAGTTTTACCCTATTTAATGAAAAATTATACTAAAATTTATTTGGATTACTTTGGGTACGGAATTGAAGATTTTATTCCGTGTGAAGTATGTGGAAACAAAGCGGTTGACATTCACCATATTGAAGCAAGGGGAATGGGCGGAACAAAAGAAAAGGACAGGATTGAAAATTTAATGGCGCTTTGTCGTTATTGTCACGTCGTTATGGGGGACACAAAGACACATTTGGAATATTTAAAAGATAAGCATAAAAAGGCAATAAATGGCAAAGATTAAAGGGGACAGTCAAAAGACTAATTTCGGTAAAAGAAAGTGCGGACACGCGAAGAAAAGCTTTAACAAACACAATCCACGACCAAAGGCGTACAAAGGTCAGGGAAGGTAAAACAAAGGTATTACAATGGCAAAGATAGTCAAACAAAAACACGGGGGGACATTAAAGGTTCTTCAGAAAGGCGAAACGGCAAACCCGAACGGGCGACCGCGTAAGTATGTCAGCCTATTAAAAGAACAGGGGTACAAATTAGCCGAAATAAACGATTCAATTCAGGCGCTTATGTCAATGACACCTAAAGAATTGGAAGCGGTTACAAAGAACCCGGACGCGACAGTACTTGAAATGACAGTTGCAAAGGCAATCATTAAGTCAATGAATAATGGAAGTCTTTATTCAATGGACACGCTTTTGTCACGTGTTTACGGTAAACCAAAAGAACAGGTTGACGTTCAACAGGATTCACGAATTGAAGTTGTATTTGTTGACGGCAAAACAATTTTGTAGTATCTTTATAAAAACAAACCTATGAAAACAGCAATGCAAGAATTAATTGAAAACTTAGAAAGTAATATCAAAGGATGTGAAACCGCATTAATTGATAATATTGAAAAAGAGTTTGTTAAAGGAATAAAAAGAGCATTAGAAGATGTAAAAATAGATTTAGAAAATGCACTTATTAAGGAAAAAGAACAAATAACTAAAACTTGGAATGACTGCAAATTATCAATAATTTTTAAAGAACCAAAAGACGCAGAAGAATACTACAACCAAACCTATAATCAAAACAAATTATTTACTTATTGTCAAAGACAAATAGAAGGGCAATGTATATGTGATAAACAATGTGACCATTGTAAAGAGTATTATGCACCATTAGAAAACCAAAACAAATAAACTATAATGCGCATAGAACTGCCAACACCACACGCGAATCAGGAAAAGATATTGAACGCCGACAAGCGTTTTATTGTCGTTATGTGCGGACGTCGTTTTGGGAAGTCTGAATTGTCGCAAATATTAATAATCAAAGAAGCATTAAAGGGCGGACAGGTTGCATACATTACACCGACATACGGATTGGCGCAAGTATTTTTTGAACGCCTTACAAAAGTATTGCCATTTAAAAGCAATATTTCAAAGCTGAAAATCTATTGTCCCAACGAAGGGTCAATTGAATTTTTTACAGGCGAACGATTGGACAATTTGCGCGGTCGTAAGTTCCATTTGGTTATTGTTGACGAAGCAGCATTTATCCCGGATTTAGAAGACGGTTGGAATAATAGCATACGCCCAACGCTGACCGATTACGAAGGTAAGGCGGTATTCCTTTCAACGCCACGTGGCAAAAACTTCTTTTATTCCTTGTTTATGAAACAGGGTGAAAACGATTGGCAAAGCTTTAAATTTAGCACGTACGACAACCCGCATATTAACCCGCGCGAAATAGACGAAGCACGAATTCAATTACCTGAAGTAGTATTTGAACAGGAATATATGGCGAACCCGTCCGAGAATAGCGCAAACCCTTTTGGAAACGCATTCATTAAACGCTGCGTAAAACCTATTTCAGCGCAACCGATTGTTTGTTATGGCATTGACCTTGCGAAGTCTGTGGATTATACAGTTATTATTGGATTGGACAAAGACGGCAACGTGGCGTATTTTGACCGCTTCCAAATGGATTGGCATAATACCAAAGAAACAATTAAAAGGTTGCCGGCTGCGCCAATTGTAGTGGATTCAACAGGGGTTGGCGACCCGATATTAGAAGACTTACTTCGCGAAGGGGTAAACATTGAAGGTTTAAAATTTACAAGTCAATCAAAACAACAGTTAATGGAAGGTTTGGCGTCCGCTATCCAACAGGGACGAATCGGATTCCCTGAAGGGGTTATTGTGGACGAATTAGATGTGTTTGAATATCAGTTTACTTCGCACGGCGTAAGATATTCAGCACCTTCAGGATTCCACGACGATACCGTAATGGCTTTGGCTTTAGCGTGGCAAAACCATAATATCAAACGCGGTTCAGGGCGTTATGCCTTCGCTTAACAATCATAAAAGTTTCACTTTAGTACAACATTTGACCCGATTATGATTGATATTCGGTTCTTTTATGACCGATAAACCGTTTATCCTTATTATTTACCGTTCGTCACACCAAACAAGACAAATTAAATGAGCATTACGCAGAAATGCAAAAGCAATACGCAAAAGATAGTATTAGCTTATTGAATGCCGGTATCATTATTTTAACCTGCTTTATTGTGGCGGGAATACTTGAAAACTTATAATTATGCCGTATTCAACTTGCTGCGGTGCGCACACCAATTATCCTGAAATTGACATTTGCCCGGATTGCTTAGAACATTGCGATTGGGACGAAGAAGACGAAGACGAAGAAGATGCCGACAATCAAATTGAACAGGATAAAATAAACAGATTATAAACTTACGCCGCCTGAAGGTATTTTAATATTTAATAACAAGATAGTAATTACGGGGAACTTTGGGCGGCTTTTTAAAACAAAACTTATGTTTAGAAAAACAAAAAAAATAGAACCAAAAATTAGTCAATTAGAACAAAGGGTTTGCGACTTAGAAAGTCCATACAAATATGAGGTTGGCGAAAAGGTATTATTTAATGATTTTGAAAACCTTAAAAGGGTTATTGAAGGGATTATTGTTGAAAGGAATTGCAGGTATAAAGACGAAACAATTAATTCTTATTTTATGTATGTAAGGGTTGAATCTTATTATACACGTGAAAATTGGTACAAAGTTTACGTTGAAAAGAAAAAGAATACATATAATGTTGGCGAAAATGAATTAAAAAAATAAACAATATGTCAAAGAATCAATATTTAATGGGTCAGGAATATTTGCTTCGCCTTGAAAACGAATGCTTAATTGAAAGGATTACGAAATTGGAAAAGGAATTGGGATTGAAGGAAAAGGAAAATAAAGACCTTCGTAATGAATTAAAGCCGTTTTTAACTGAACGTGCAAAGCGCGAAGAATATTTAAAAAGACGTGACGAAATGGATTTGCAGATTTCACAAATGTTTGCTAACTTTCATAATAAAATGAAATAATACTGTCCCCGTCCAATTCAACAATCAATTATTAACAGGGGTGTTAGTTATGTCACGGGCGGGGATATTTAAAAGCTTATACAATGATTAAAAACTTTGAAGAAATTACCTGCGAATTAACGCCGGACGAAAAAAGATTAGTACCTGTAATTATCAGGGGGTTAAACCTTAAAAGTAAAGCCAACCCAATTAAAGGTGCGGAAATAGTCGCAGCCATTAACGGGCAAAAAGAAAAGTATGGAATTAAACAATTTTCTGAACCGCGTTTGCGTAAAATCGTTAACTTTATAAGGTCAGAAGGAATATTACCTGTTATGGGGACGTCAAACGGTTATTACGTATCATACGACGCGGACGAACTAAACGGGCAAATTGAAAGCTTAACACAACGCGCCGACGCGATTATGTCAAGTGCAAACGGATTAAAAAAATGGATTACTACATAGAAAACGGATTTAAGGTATTCACAGAAGAATATCATTTAAAAAGGGGGCATTGCTGCAAAAATGGTTGTCGGCATTGTCCTTATCAGAAAAAAGACTTAACTTTGAATTATGAAATGGAACGAACTGACCCTTTGGCAATACCAACAGTTAATGCCAATACTGACAACACCGAATAAGGATTGGACAGAATTGGACAAAGAAGTTAAATTATTGACTATTGTCACAGGTTTAACAGAATATCAAATTGACAGTTTAAGCATTGAAGACTTAAAAGAATTGCGCAAAGAATTGGCGTTTTTGGACGAACCAATTGAAGGCAAACCGGTTGACTATATTAAAACCAACGGCAAACAATACCGTATAAACTACGACATTAAGAATATGCCGGCAGCGCGTTATATTGAAAGCAAGGTATTTAGCAAAGATACGTTGGGAAATTTGCACAAAATAGCTGCGTCAATGGTTATCCCGCAGAAAAAAAATTGGTACGGAAAATGGATTGACGATAAGTACGACGCAAGTAAACACGAAGAATACGCTGCGGATATGCAGGAAGCGAATTTTATACACGTTTATCATTCGTTGGTTTTTTTTTATCAAGTTTAC